CGACCTGGTCCCGGCGCCCGAGCCCGCGCCCGCGGCCCCGCCCGCGCCCCCGCCCGCGGACATCGTCCTCGATCTGGGCCAGGCGCCCGCCGCGCACGCCATCTCCTCGCTCGAGGTCGCGGCCCGGCTGCGCGGGATCAACGCGTCGCACTGCAACTACGACCTGGACCGCACGACCCGCGGCATCAGCGCCGGGCCCGCGACCGGGAACCCGCCCAACCCCGCGATCCTGGCCCAGCTCTATCGCGACGCCGTGAACGAACTGCGTCGCGATCGCGGCTGGCCCCTGATCTGGCCAACGGACGGCACGAAGGGCAAGAACTACCTGACCGAGAGCCGGGACGTGGTCGAGGCCGACAACCGCCGGATCGCGACCGAGGAAACGAACGAGATCCAGGCCGCGCAGAACGCCCGCGTGGCCGCGGCCCGCGCCATGGCGCTGTTCGCGCAAGCGTAGCGCGTTGACCCGCGGCAGGCCGTAGTGCTCGCGCTGCCGCACCTGTTCGAGCCCCGGACGTACCAGGGGCAGTTCATCTCCGCGATGCGCGCGGGCAAGAAGCGTGCCGTACTGGTCTGGCCCCGCCGGCACGGCAAGGACGTCACGGCCTGGAACTGGACGATCGAGTGCGCGGCCCTGGGCGGCCAGCCCACGGCCCCACACGCGCGCGTGGGCACGTACTTCTACTTCCTGCCGACCTACACGCAAGCGAAGAAGATCATCTGGGACGGGATGCAGGCCGACGGCCTGAAGTTCCTGCAGCACATCCCCGAGGAATTGATCGCGCACAAGCACGAGACCGAGCTGAAGATCACGCTCATCACGGGCTCAGTGATCCAGCTCGTGGGCTCGGACAACATCGACTCGATCGTGGGCACGAACCCGGTGGGGTGCGTGTTCTCGGAGTACGCGATCGGCAGCCCCCGGGGCTGGAACCTGGTCCGGCCGATCCTGGCCGAGAACGGCGGCTGGGCCGTGTTCATCTACACGCCCCGCGGCCGGAACCACGGGCATGACCTGTACGAAGCGGCGAAGAAGGACCCGAGCTTCTACGTCTCGAAGCTCACGGTGCTCGAGACCGAGCGCGATGGCCTGAAGGACGCGGCCCAGGGTCGGGCAGGCGACGCCGTAGTGTCGGAAGAAGACATCGACCGCGAGCGCCGGACCGGGATGCCCGAGGAACTGATCCAGCAGGAGTTCTACACGAGCTTCGAGGGCGCGCTCGTCGGGTCGTACTACGGCGACCAGGTCCAGGCCGCGCACGCGACCGGCCGGGTGACCGTCGTCGCGGTCGATCCACTCTACCCCGTCGACACGGCCTGGGACTTGGGCGTGGACGACGAGACCGCGATCGTGTTCACGCAGACCGTCGGCAACCAGTGCCGGTTCATCGACTACCTCGAAGCGCGCGGGCACGGGCTCGAGTGGTACGCCGCCCGGCTCCGCGAGCTGGGGTACAACTACGGCCGGCACTACGCGCCGCACGACATGAAGGTCACGGAGTGGGGCTCGGGCAACACCCGGCTCCAGACCGCCGCCAAGATGGGGCTGCACTTCGAGGTCGTGCCCAAGCTCAGGATCGAGGACGGCATCCAGGCCGTGCGCCGGCTCCTGCCCATGAGCGTGTTCGACGCCGAGCGGTGCTCGCGTCTCCTGGACGCGCTCTCGAGCTACCGGCGGGCCTACAACGAGGAGACCGGCGTCTTCCTGTCGAAGCCCCAGCACGATTGGGCGTCGCACCCGGCCGACGCGGCCCGGTACCGCGCGGTGGCGTGGACGGGCGGGCTCGAGGACACGATGCAGCGGGCGGCGTACGCGGACCACAAGTTCAACCCCGTGACCTGGGACCCCCGGGCCGGCGGGGGCTGGGCCGACATCGATGGCCAGGACGAGCACGACGACACGCGCGAGCCGACCTGGACCCGGATGGGCCGGCTGCACGGGGGCCGCCCGCGATGAGCGGCAACCGGCTACTGGGCGGGGCGCCGGGCAAGCTCGGAGCCACAGGGCTGCTCGGGGCCGCCGGCCTGCTCGGCGCGCCGGGACCCGGCGCCGCGGCCGAGGGCGCGTTCCTGTTGTCAGCCGTGCCGCTCGGCACGCAGCTCGTGTCGTTCGCGGACCCGGACGCCTTCAGCACCCAAGCGCTGGACTTCGGCGGCGGCCCGGGCGACACGGGCACCCCGGGCGATCCCGGTACGCCGGGTGACGCGCCGGGCGAGCCGGGCGATGCGCCTGGCGATCCGGGCGACAGCGACGCGGGGATTTAGCGCACCGATGTCCGGCCGGACGCACACGTTCGATGGCGTCGTCGCGGAGGTCTACGACCACGACGGCGCGCAGGTCGGCGTGCTCACGGGCGAGTACATCGGGGACGGCATCGTCCTTCGGAACATCGTGCTGTTCCCACGCGCTCCGCGTGTCGCGTTGCGACGTCTCGTGCGTGCAGGTATCGCTGAGGCGTGGCGGCGCGGCGCGCGGTTCCTCGTCCTCGCGGTGCAGCAAGACAACGCGATGCTCGACCGGCTGGCCCGCCGCGCAGGCTTCCGCACGTACAACTACGACCCCGAGCGTGCCGTGTTCTGGTACGTTCTGCACCCCAAGGAGGACACGCCCATGTTCGGAGGAGGTTCCGCCCCCAAGCCGCCGCCCCCGCCCCCCGTGCCAGATCCGGCCGCCGAGAAGGCGCAGGACGCCGCGAAGCGGGCGAAAGAAGACAACCAGCGGCGCGCGAAGCGCGAGCAGCAGCTCGGCACCGCGCAGGCCACGCTCGGCCCCGCGCCGGTCGAGCGCCCGACCCTGACCGGGCGGCTTGGGTAAGCCCATGCCCGCCAGCAAGGGCTACGGCAAGGGCCGGAAGTTCATGGCGATGATGAAGGACACGGGCAAGACGTCCGCCTCCCCGCCGGTGAAGAAGAAGTAACAGTCACCGTGCCCACGCCCGGCCAGAAGTACAAGTCCGTGCTCGAGGAGTACCGCACGGCCACCGCACGCCGGAGCCCGGATGCGGAGAAAGCGGGCATGAAACTCCGCGAGGCCGCGCTCGAGCGCGCGGACCGCCGGGAGTGGGCACACAAGCGACGGGGGGACGAGCAGCGATGGCAAGAGTAACGCGCAACGCCCCCGCCAGCGCGGGCGCGACCGACCCGGTCGCGGAGAAGCACCTGCGGCGGTACGCGGCGCTCGAGACCGAGCTGCGCCTGTGGTACCCCATCTGGCAGGACATCGCGGATTACCTGCAGCCCAGGAAGTCGAACCTCTTGACCGAGCGCACGCCCGGCCAGTCGCAAACCGACCTGCTGTTCGACAGCACGGGCGAGCACGCCAACCAGTTGCTCGCCGCGAGCATGCAGGGCGCGCTGACCAGCGACTCGATGCCGTGGATCAACCTGGTCATTAAGAACCTCGAGCTGACGCCCGAGGACGAGCTGTACGCCGCGCTGCGCGCGTGCACCGAGACCATGAACGCGGACGTCCAAGCGAGCAACTTCAGCTCGGAGTCCCACGAGCTGTACCTGGACATCGGCAGCTTCGGCATCGGGTGCGTGTTCGTCGACGAGAAGGACCCCCTGCCGGGCCAGCCGTTCGGGGGCCTGCGGCTCGAGGCCCTCCCGCCGGGCTCGTACGCGATCGCGGAAGACCCCGACGGGTTCGTCGACACGCTGTACCGCGTGCTGAAGATGTCGCTGCGGACCGCGGCCGCGAAGTTCGGGGAGGACGCGCTGTCCGAGCAGAGCCGCGCGCGCTTGCTCGCGCGCCCGGACGAGACCGTCCGTATCCTCCACGGCGTCTTGCCGCGCGACGACCACGCGCGCATGCTCCGGAAGGGCCCGGGACGCGTCCGCGGGGTCGACAAGGCATGGGCGAGCATCTGGATCGAGATGGACGCCAAGCGCCGGGTCCGCGAGCACGGCTTCGACGAGTTCCCGTTCATGGTCCCGCGATGGACGAAGACCTCGGGCGAGACGTACGGCCGCGGCCCCGGCCACACCGCGCTCCCGGACCTGCGGACCCTGAACAAGGGTGTCGAGTTCAAGCTGTCCGCGTGGGCCCTGGCGGTCAAGCCGCCGTACGTCGTGCGCGACGAGGGCGTCCTCGGCGCGGTGCGCGTCAAGCCGGCTGGGCTGATCCACGTCCGCGACATGGACGCGATCCGTGCGCTGGACGAGCGAGCGAAGTTCGACGTGGCCGACATCCAAGAAGACAAGATCCGCGAGCGCATCCGCCGGATCTTCTTCTCGGACCAGCTCCAGCTCCAGGACGGGCCGCAGATGACCGCGACTGAGGTCAACGTCCGGTACGAGCTGATGCAGCGCATCCTGGGCCCGACCTTGGGCCGGCTCAAGGTCGAGTGGCTCAACCGCTTCGTGGAGCGGGTCTTCGCAATGCGCTTGCGATCGGAAGGCCGTCGTGGTGGCCCGTTCTCCGAGGTCGTGCGCCTAGCAACCGCGGCGAACGTCGTGATGGACGTCGAATACGAGAGCCCGCTCGCGCAGGCCCAACGCCTCGCGGAAAGTGCGAAGCTCACGCGGTTCCTACAGACCGCGCTGCCTATCGTACAGATGGACGAGACGGCCATGGATGCGCTGAACGCCGAGGAGATGCTCCGCGTGCACGCGAAGGCCACGGGGCTGCCCCCGCGGGTGTTGCGGTCGGCCGAGGACATTGCGGAAATCCGCGAAGCGCGCAACGCGGCCGCGCAGGCCAAGCAGCAGCAGGACCAGCTCCAACAGATGGCGCAGACCGCGGGCCAGGCCGCGCCGATGATCGACGCGCTGACCAAGGCGCAGACCGCCGGCGCGCTGCCGCAGCAAGGGATACAGCTTGCCAGACCGTAAGCCGCGCGCGATCGAGCGCCCCGTGCCCGAGCCCAAGGACCTGACGTACCGCGACCTGGTTCTCGCGTTTCACAACGCCCTGCGCGGGCCGGACGGAGAAACCGTCCTGCGCGCGCTGCGTCTCGCGTACGGCGGACAGAGCTACGTGCAGGGCGACACCCACGAAACGGCGTACCGCGCCGGCCAGC